GGATAAGAATGAAAGCTGCCGAGTTCATATCAGCACTCACAATATATAACAAGAGCAAAAAGAAACTGGACTTCTTTGATTTAAATGAAGCCCAGAAAGAGTTGTTAGAAATATTGGAGAGTGGACATAAAAGAATATTAGTTGTTAAGGCCAGACAGTTAGGTATCTCAACACTAATAAGAGCTTGGCATTTTTATAACTGGTTTAATGCTACTGAACCTTTAAAGCTTGGAGTAGTAGCACATACCAGAGAAGCAGCAGATAACTTACATAATACTGACAAAACATTTTATAATAATCTTCCAACAAAGATACAACCTATTATAGATAAACAAACAGCAAGAACAGTTAGAAAGAAAAATGGAGCAGAGTTAAAAGCTTTCACAGCAGGAGCACAAGGAGGTACAAGAAGTTATGTATTCTCTATGGCACATCTCTCCGAGTTTCCTTTCTATGAGAACCCAGAAGAAGCATTAGCCACAATACTTGCAGCAGTTGGAGATGAACAAATCATTATAGAGAGTTCTCCTAATATATCTGGAGATTACTTCAATACATTAGTTGATGAAGCTCTTGCAGGAAAGAATGATTGGAAAGTTGTATTCTTACCTTGGACTATCATGCCAGAATATTCTTTGGCTGAACCTGTTGGAAGATTATATGAAGAAGAAAAAGCTCTAAAGAAAGTTGGATTAACTGATGGACAAATAGCTTGGAGAAGAAAACAAATATCTACTCTTGGTTATAATAAGTTTATAAGAGAATATCCAAGAACAATAGAAGAAGCTTTTAAGAGTGGTAAAACAACTCCTTACTTCTGGGGAGATAAAGCAGCAGAGATTGTTTCAATATCATTAGGCGATAGAGAGAAAAGAAAATATAAACATAAGGTTGTTGAAGGAGATAACTATACATTAGGTGTTGATGTATCTGCTGGAGTAGGAGGAGATTATTCAGCCTTTACAATAATCCATAATGATACTATGCAACCTGTCTATCATTATCTTTCTAATAAGATTACACCAAGAGCTTTAGCTGAAGAGATTATGAATACTGTTGCTACTTATAATAATCCACAAGTAATCTGTGAGAGTAATAGCTATGGTGCTTCAGTATTAGAATGCCTACAAGATTGGGGATATAAAAAGCTTTGGAAGAATAAAGATAAGAAGTTCTTTTCAACTACTGCTGCAAATCGTATTCATATCTTCTCTAATATGAAAGAGATAATAGAAGATGGAATACTTGAGAAGGTAGATAAAGATTTATTAGAACAAATCAAAACATGTATATGGGATAATGGAAGACCAGACCATCCATCTGGAATGCATGATGATTTATTATTCTCTACTATGTTAGCTTACTGGGCTTTAAAAGGTAAAGAGATATGGAGAGAAGAAAGGGTCAATCCAATAGAGGAATGGAAAAAGAAAGTAGCAGCTAAAAGATTTAGTGGTATTCCATTAGCCTATAAACCTGTTGGAATGGATTATAAAAAAAAGAACTATTATTAGAGGGAAGTAGTTAATGAAGATAAAACAAATAAAGAATATTCTTTCTTATCACAATACATTCTGGGATAAGAAAAGACAAGAGATGCGTAGATATAAAGCAGCTTATGAAACTAACTTCTGGGATGAACAAGGTGTTGTTGTTGGTTGGAAAGATACACAGCTACAAGTTCAAGTAAGTGAAGGCTATGCTTTTATAGAAAGTTATATTGCTTCTCTCTATGCTAAACATCCTAACGTTGTTCTTAAAGCTGGTATTGAGAATAAAGGTAATGTACAGAAAAGTCAGTTTATCTCTAATGAGTTTCTTGAAAGAAGTCGTAGAGAAATAGAAGCTGCTTCCCGTATGGCTTTAATCTATACCAACTCCTTTATTAAGTTAGTTCCACAGGAAAGTGATAATCTTCTACAGAAAGTTTTACCTGTTGCTATTCCTCCTTGGGAAGTTATTGTTGACTATGATGCTCCTCGTTGGGATTTACAAAAATACATAGGACATATTTATTATCTTCCAGTAGAGGAAGCTAATGAAAAGTTTGGTTCAAAAGATTGGACACCTATGAGCAAAATATCTACTCTTTATTTTGAAAAAGAAAAGTTAGAAGACCATAGCGAACCTTCCAGCACTTTTGAATATATTAAGGTTGTTGAGTTATATGACCTAATGAATGACCGTCTTATCTTCTACTCTCCTAACTGGAAAGAAGATAAGATTTTGATGGAAGAGAAAGTATCTATTCCTTTCCGTACTTGGGATGGAAAGCCTTGTATTCCTATCGCTCCATTCTATTTTAATCGTATTCCAGATACTCCACTTGAAGGCTATTCAGCTATGAAGAGAGTATATGACCAAATCTTTGAAATGAATATTATTCGTTCATTCCAAGCTAATGCTGTTCGTAAAGCTTCCAGACAATATATTGTTAAGAAAGGTTCTCTTGATAGCGAACAGATGGCACAGATTACAGCAGGTATTGATGGTATCTTTATTGAGGTAGAAGATGAAAGCCTTGAAGGTATTATTAGAGCACTTCCTCAAAATCCAACTCCACCAGAACTGGAACAATACTACCGTCAAGTTACTGCTGATAAAGATAAAGGTTCTATCATGGCTCCCTTTACCAGAGGAGAAGCTACAAAGATTACAGCGGCAGAAACTGCTGCTCTTGCTGCTTATACGTCAAGCGAAATAGGAAGATTGGCAAGAGAGCGTGATGGTGTTATTGAGAATATGGTAAAGATTTATCTTTCTATTCTTGCTCTTTATCTAACAGAGGGAATGAAACAGATTGTCTTTCTTGATGGAAAACTTTCTGCTGTTACCCCAGATGATTTATTAGGAGATTTTGGAGTATATGCTGCTGATAGTTCTTCTACTCCTATTAGCGAAGCAATCAATAGAGGACAACTACTTGCTAATATTCCAACCTTGGTAGAGCTTGGAGTTCCAAAAGATTTAATCCTTAATGAAGTTGTAAGAGTTCTTGGATTGCCAGAAGGATTTAAAGCTGAAGCAATCAAAGATAAGCTAATGAAACAAGAAGGTTCTGTTCCAGCAGCAGGAGCGGCACCTCTTCCTCCAACTGCAAATGAAGCAGTTCAAAATCCTTCAGTTAAAAACATAGGACCACTATTACCTAATATGGGAGCACCAGTAAGATAATGCCTGTTTATGATTATATTTGCTATACTTGCAAAAAGAAAGAAGATGTCCTTGTTAAGTGGGACAAGAAAGACGAAGTAGTTTGTGCTACTTGTAGTAACCTAATGGCTCGTCAGCTATCTGCTCCATTAAGAACACCCGGTAGATGGGGAGATACAGGTGGTGGTTATGATAGAGCATTAGGTAGACATTTTAATAATAGTATGGAAAAAGAAAAATACTTAAGAGCAAATGGTTTAGTTGCTGCAAGTGATGTTGGCGGAAAATCTTTCGTTGATGATGTTGTTGCAAAAGAAGAAGCGAAACACTATCAACATGAAAAAGATATATCTACTTTTAAAGATATTCTTTCAACAACTGGCGATGCTTCCAGAGCTTATGCAGATACCTTCTCTGTTGATGCTCTTAAAGGTAAAGGATTGCTTGATAGCGATATTGCATCTGGCGTGTAAAAAAGAAATACTTATTGTAGGAGATTATTATAATGGCGAAAGAAGATATCATGGCAGTTTCAAATATGGGTTCAGCACCAGCAGAAGATGAACTTGCCAGTATGGAAGAGAAAGCAAAAGGTGTTGCTGATGAAATGGATGCAGAATATGAAGATGATATGGAGATGGTAGCTCCTTCTGGTTCATATGATGCTCGTTCTCTTAATGCTCTTGTTGATGCATTAAATAAAGTTATCCCACTATTTGATAAAACCTTACCTCTACTTCAGCCATATGATGGTGATGTTAAAGGTAAACTACCAACAGAGTTAGTTAAAGCTGTCTCTATGATTTATAAGGCTGCAACTGATGCTGGCTTTCCAGACCTTGCTCCATCTATAGATATTCTAACAGATAGTCGTTCACTACAAATGGCTGCTGGAAAAATAATCTTGCTTGCAAAAAACAGAGAGTTTGGACAGTTCTTGAAATCCGCTCCACAAGGCCCTACAGTCGCAATAGAAGTAAAGCCAGCCGTTACCCCTGCTCCTGCTACTTCTGCTCCTTCTGGTGCCGAAATGGACGCTCTAATGGCATCGAGAATGTAAGTGATGAAGTGTCCTCTACCAACACAGTCAATCAAAGTAAATCTCGCCAATAGACAAAAGGCTATTGATACTGCTAACTATGGTCCAGCCAATCCTCAAGTAGCTGGAACTTATTGGAAAGATAAAGGTTCAAGATTTAATACAGACGAAGCTACAGCAAAAACTATGCTATGTGGCAACTGTGCTTTCTTTAATCTTTCTCCTTCTTTGTTGGAATGTATAAAGATTGGTATTGGTGAAGATGCTAATGAAGTTATGGTTGCTGGTCAGTTAGGTTTCTGCGAAGCCTTTGATTTTAAATGTGCAGCCAAAAGAACTTGCGATGCTTGGGTAACAGGTGGACCAGTTACAGAAAATCCTCTACAAAATAGGATGGGTGAAAATGGTTAGTAATGATGTAGCAGCAAGTACACAGCGTATTGTTGGAAGACCAAAACCTTCCAAGGGTTGTAAGTGCGACCTTACAAATAAAGCACTTAAAAAACTAAACAAGTCAAAAAAATAAAGGAATAATAAAATGGAAAATAACTCAACTCCAACTCCCGTAGGGAATAATGGAGCAGAGGTAGGAAGCTCAACAACTTCAAACCCTGTGTCCGTTGGCAACTCCCCACAGGCAAATACAAGAATGGATGCTGTAAGAGCTTTAGAAGCGGCAAGAACAAAGTTAGAAGGAAAAGAAGCAGCAGCAAGAGAAGAAGCTGCAAATATTAGAGCAGATGATATTTCTAAAGTAGATATTGATACTGCTCCAGATTTTGGTTTAAGCGAAACAAAAGGTTTAAACTACGCTAAAGTATATGAAGAGTTGCCAGAAGATGCAAAGAAACTTGTTGCAAATCTTCGTGCTGACTATACAAAGAAAACACAGAGCATAGCAGAACAGCGTAAACAGTTAGAAGCTGACCGTAAAGCCCTTCTTGAAAGTGGATTTTACGATAAGGTTTCACAGCAAGCAGAAAGCTTTACAGGAGAACTGGACCCATTCAATCCATCTTCTATTGAAAGCAAGATACAAGCAGAAGTTGCTAAACGCATGAAGGAACTTATTGAGCCTATGCGTCAAGAAGCAGAGATAAATAAAAGACAGATTGCTCTTGAAAACTTTAAAAGAGAAAATCCAGATTTAGAAACTTACAAAGTTGATATAGCAAGAATGCTAATGGCAGATAAATCATTAACATTAGAGAAAGCTTACTGGATTGTTAAAGGACAGAAGGTAACTGAAGTTTCAAAAAGAACTACACAGGAACTTGAAGAATATAAGAAAGCAGCCAGAGATTATGGTCTTAAAGTAGGTGGTGCTAATAGAGGTACTGCTGGTAATATTCCAGACCATATTAGAGGCAAAGGTGCTGTTGCTATTTACGAATGGGTATCAGCACAAAAGAAATAAGGAAAAAGAAAATGCTTATAATAGAAACCTCCTATTTATGGTTTGATAGGAATAAGTTTCTTACAAGGAACTCTAACAAGAGCACCCCAAACTAATAAACCGACTTTTCAAATCAAGTTAATATAAACAATCTAATAGGAGATAAATAATATGGGTATATCAAATGACGTACTCTCCTCAACACTCCGTATCGTGAAAGACCAAGAAGTAGACAACTTATTCAAGTCAACTCCACTTCTTGAGAAAATCCGCGAGAAAGGTGGTGTTGAAGAGGTAGACGGTGGTTCAACCATCGACCGTGCTCTCATTCTTGCAGAGCACTCTTCAATCACACAGCTCTCTACTGGTTATGAGCCTGTCTCACTCGCAGTAGCAGATGCTATGAGAAACGCAAGTTACAACTTCTGTGACTTCGTAGCTCCAATCGTAATCACTCGCAAAGAAGAACTTGCTAACAAAGGTGACAGAGCAATCGTTAAAATCGCAGAAGCTCGCCTTAAGTCAGTAATGGGAATGCTCAAGAGAGAGTTTGAAAAGCAAGCAATCGCTGGCTCTTCAGCTATCCTCACCGATATGAGCACTCTAAATGGTAACGTTGCTGGTGGCTTCTTTGAGAATGCTGCTTTCGGCGCACAGGTAAACACTGTTGGTGGTATCAGCAAATCTGCATTCCCAACTGCTTACCAGAACCAAAGAACTGACGCTGCTGCTGTTGGTACTCTATCTATCGCTGATATGACTGACCTCTATATTCAGTGCCAGATTTACAGCCCAACCTCTGCACCAAATCTAATCCTTGCTTCACCAAACATGTACAAGGCTTACAAGCAACTCCTCTTCGCACAGGAGTTCTACATGAAGGAAACTGTTCTTGACGGTGGCAGATTAGCACTTGCCTTCAACGGTGCTATGATGTACGTTGACCCATTCCTTCCAGTAACTATCGCTGGTCCTAACACTCTCTCTGCTTACTTCCTCAACACTGATTACCTACGTTTGATTGTTGATAAGGATGCAAACTTTGAGTTAAGTGACTTTGAGCACGTATCTGGCTATGCTTCTCGTTCTGCACAAATCATAACAAGAGCACAGCTTGTAACTGACCATCTTGCCTCACAGGGCATCATGGTAAACGGGGAGGCATAATAACATGGCTACTTCTACTCTAATCCAATACTTGGATACTAAAGACGCTTCTGGCGTTGACCTTGGTGTTACTCCTTCTGCTCGTAGACAGATTGAAGTATTTCAGTGCGCTACTGCAATCGCCGTTGGTGATGCAGTTGTTCTTGATAATGCTTTCACTGGTACTGGCGCACAAGGCGTTGTTGTAAAAACTGCTCCATTCAGCACTTCTGGTGTTGCTGGTATTCGCGGTGTTTCTCTTGATGCAGTTTCTGCACCAACAGTCGCTGGCACACTTTCTAAAGTAAGATGTGTTGTCGCTGGTGAAGCAACTGCCAAGGTTGCCGCAGGTACTGCTGCTGGTGCTCTACTTTCATGTACTGCTGTAAATGGAACTGGAACAACTGTTGCAGGAGGCGGTGGTGCTGCTACTCTTACAGACGTAATGGCTCGCGTTACTTCTTATGCAGTAGCTCTTGATGCAGAAGCAAGTGGTTTAGCATTAGTTGACGTTCGTCCTTTAAGTGCATAACCAAATAGAATAAACCCGACAAGGTTGGCCCCTCTTCCAGAAATGGTTGAGGGGCTTTTTCTTTGCGAAAATAAAAGCCTTATTGTAGAGAGGAAACCATATATGAACTTGAAGGAAATAATAAATCAAGTAGGAAATATCCTTGACTATAATCCAGACGTTCCAGAATACAGGGAAGAAGTCCGTAATACGTTTAATGATATTTATACTTCTATGTTTAGCGACCGTAAATGGAAATGGGCGCAGAAAGAAGTAAAGCTTTGGGCATTTGCTGATGTTGCTTTACCAAGTGATGAAAGAGTTGCTTCACAAGTTCAGCTTTATAATGATTATAATGGAACAAGTTATTATGCTTACATAACTGTAATAACTGCTGATGTTCCTTCTTGGCTATCTGCTGGTAATGTTATTTCTATTACTGGTGGAACTACACTTGTTGGAAATGACCCACTTCCAAATCTTGGAGATTATTGGATTACACAGATTATTCAAAATAGCGAACAACATCCTAACAAAACCTTAATCTATTTTCAAAGAATGGATAAGGACTTCCAAAGAATGGCTCCTTTGTGGGAAAGAACTCCTCGTATTGGTATGTCAAATCCAGATGTAACATGTATATTTAAACATCGTTATATTACATTACCACAAGATTGTATTGGATTAGTTGGTATTGGTCTTCGTGAAGCAAGCGATGTAAATGGTGCTGCTGCTGATTTACGTCCATTTGATGTTCTTCCAAAATATGTTGATGAACAGTTCTCAATAAACCTTGATGAAACTGGAAGACCAACAGATTATGTACCAGAAGCTGATTACTATGTTAAACCACCTATGCTTGAGCCTATTGCTACAGTTACTGTTGGTCCAGTTATTACAACTCTTCGTGCTCCATTCTCTGGAAAGTATGATGTTTGTTATACCTTTGTTCAAGCACAAAATGTTACCTCGGACGGTATAGCAGAAAATCAAAGATGTATTCCTTGGGAAAGTGGACCATCACCAATAAGCGATGAAGTAGTACCTGCTGTTGGAACTGATGGTGTTAACTGTACTAATATGCAAGTAACTAATGTTTACGATGGTTTACGTAAAAGAGTTTATGTAAGAGCACCGGGGTCAAATCGTTTTTATGCAACTGAAGAATATCCAGTTTCACATACTGTAACTTCACGTTCAATCATTTTTGATAATGCAAATCCAGTAGAAATGTTTACAAATGCTAAACCTTTATTTGAGCATGGTGGTGTTTATCAACGTATTCGTCTTTATCCAAGACAAGATAAAGATTATCTAATGACCATTCGTTATCTATATCGTCCACAAAGATTAGTTGATGATACAGATAGTCCAGATGTACCAGCAGTAGCTCATAAATATTTAATATTCCGTACAGCAGAAGAGTTATTCTTTAAGCACAATAACTTAAATCAAGGAAAGATTTATCAAGAGAAAGCAAATAAAGAACTTCTCAATCTTGAAAATCGTTGGTTAACAGAACCAGCAGCAATCAATATTAAGAAACCATTTGCACCCGGCAAATCTTTGTTTGATTATCGTTATGCACAGAAGCTTACAAGCAGAGGATAATAGGAATGAATACACAAAATAAACCTCAATACAAAGGTATTCTTGGTATTGATGAAAGAATACAACCAGTTGAAAACTCTTCTTATAAGTTAACCAACTGGACTATTGACCCAAAATCCAAAGGTTGGGATAATCGTATTGGATATGAGAGTTTAGTTCCTAACATTACTGCCCGTGCTGATTGGGCTGGATTTCAAAATGGAGGTCCAGTTAACTCTGTTTATTTTTGGAATACCCATCAAGGTGCTAAATCATTTTTGCTATACGAACAAGCAGAAGCTAATGGTGCTACTAAAGTATTTCCAACAGATGCTAATGCAAATATGTCATTACATTATTGGAAGGGAAATACTTTAAATAAAGTTACTCTTGATAGTCAACGTTCTAAACCTGCTGGTGATGAAGTATATACTCATTATAATCCAATAGGTAAAAACTTGGTTGTTCTATCTGGTAATGGTAAGCCAATCAAGTTTGATGGTATTAAGGTTTATGGTCTTGGATTTATGGAAACTCCATCACCACCTATTCCTTGGACACCTAATGCAACTGCTACTGCTGGTGTAGCTGACCAAACTATTATGCCAATAGAACCTCATACATTTGATATGGATAAAAGCTATGGTGTAGGTTCAAATACTGGTGGAGATAAAAATAGATATAGATGGAAAGTTTCTTTTATTTCTGCTGATGGTAGTGAAAGTCCTTTATCAGCACCTTCTATTCCTGTTGCTTGGACAACTGCATCTGGTATTAGTGCTGACTTTAACAATAGAAGAGTTGGTGTATATCTTGATAATCTTCCTGTAGGACCAGAAGGAACTATAGCTCGTAAGCTTTATAGAACTAAACTCTTAAAAGAAGATGATGAAGAAGTTTACTATTATCTTGATACAGTAGTTAATAATAAAGAAACTAACTATATTGACTATACAAAGGATACACGACTTGGAGCATTAGCACCAGATGATGATGCTTCTATTTTATTTCCTGCTCCATCAACACGCTTCTCTGCTACATTTAAAAATGCTTTATTTATTGATGGTGGACAAGCAGAGCCACAACGTATTTACTTTAGTCAACCACTTAAAGTTGACCAATATAGAGCATTAGATTTCTTTGATGTAGGCTCTCGTTCTGGTGGTGACGTAACAGGATTATTTACTTATTACAATAACTTATTAGTATTCCGTGAAAGTGCTATTGATATTATTCGTGGTGATGCAATAAATGGATTTACAATCTCACCATTAGTTCAAGGTATTGGTACAAGAGCACTACATACTATTGCACTTATTCCACAAACTGGTGTAGTATTTCTTTCAACTGAAGGTGTATTCTTAATCTCTGGTGGTTTTGATGGTGGTTCTCAAATAGATGTAAATAAGATTAGCGAACCAATCGTTGATACTATGAAGAGATTAAATAAGTCAAACATAGCAAGAGCTTGTGGTGCTTATAGTGAAAAGTGGAGAGAGTATCACGTTTATTTTCAAGCAGATGGTGGAGTTCCAGCCGCAGAAGACCCAGCTAAATATACTCTTGGTTTAGTTTTACATATGGAAAAAATGTCTTGGTCAGTAAGAGAAAGCTTTCCAGTTAACTGTATAACAGTTGATGCAAGAGGTGAGTTTATATTTGGTCATAACTTTGGACAATCTATAGCTACTCCATTTGGTAATAGTGGACTTGCTCCAAGTGAAACAGGTCTATTTTTTATATCAAGAAATAGAAATGTTGGATATGGATTTCAAACTGCTTTTAATCCACAAGGCGGAACTACTTATGTAATCTTTAAGAAAGGTCCACCAACATCAACTTGGATTTCAGCTAACCAAGATTTTGGAGTTACAGCAATAAAGAAACATGTAAAGAATGTTTATCTTAACTGCTTTACCGAAGGTTCAAATACCTATAATGTATTCTATAATAAAGATTGGGATTATAACTATACACAGTCAAACTTTGGTTTAGGACAAAGACCAGAATATGTAGAACAATCTTTTTATGATGCAGATACAAATGTATTTGTTTATGGTCCAGCTACTACTATTAATCAAATAGTTCCAAACTGGGAGCTTCCATTATATACACAGTTAAAGTTCCCAATAGCAAATGCTGCTTCTTCTACCTTCTCTGTTGGAATACAAACTTCTAATGATTTTATCTTGGTTGATTATCAGTTAGAGTTTAATACAAGTGGAACAGAAACAAAAGCAGCAAGACCAAAGAGTGCTTACTAATGGAGAATAGATAATGCCTATTGTAGCAAGACAAGGTGAGATAAGAACAAAAAATATTATTGATGGTGAAGAGTTTGATAAAATATATAACTCTAATGCCGAAGTATTAAACGTAGGTCTTGATAGAGAAAATCTACCAGAGAATGCATTTACATATGACAAGTTTCAAGATTATGCTTTCCATCAGTACTGGCAAGAATATGTAAAACTACCAGAAAGTAGAGTTACACTTTACGATGAAGTTATTCCTGTTACTTCTTGGGATGGACTTATCTATGAGAACTATGTTGGTGGATATGAAACAAATACTTTTTATCCAGTTAAAATAGAAACAGTAGAAGGAAATCTACATATAGAGTTTAACTGTTATTATTGGTTTGATAGATTAGCCATGACAGGAAATGTTTCTGGAGATTGGGTTTCTTGGCAGCTTCTACTAAATAATAATGTTGTTGCTGAAACTCACTTCTGTTATCAAACAAAGGGAACAATACATCTTGTTGCTTCTGTTCCAGTTGCTACAGGCCCACAAGAAATAAGAGTAGCATTTCGTCTTCCATCAAGAAACTCTGCTTCAACTGTACAAACACAGTTCTTCTATTATTCTGGTGGAAATATTCTCGCTCTAAATAGATATAGATAAGGAACTATAAATGTCAAAAGTAAATACAACAAATGTATCCAAAGCTCCTCCAGCAACTCAATCATCTGTTCTTGCTGCTGATGTTAATAGTAAGTTCTCTGCTATAGCAACGGCTACAACAACTGTTAATAATGAAAATATTAGAAGTGAAGGTATTGATATAAGACAAATCTCAACTACTTCTCCAATAGTAAATAGAGCAGTTTATGCTTATAATAAATGGGATGATGGTACAACTAACTCTTATACAATAGGAACTGGTGCTGGTGGTAGCATTAAAACAAACATGGGTGGTAGAGCAGCAGTATTAATGAACCACGGTATTGGTGCTACTGCAAGATTATATTTTGGAAATAGCACTCCATTAGTTTTAAATCAAGGTGATATACTTCGATTTCATTATTCTTTCAATCTACATGATATTGTTCTTAATGGTATTAATGCTGCCTTTCCTATTGATAGCGTAAATCCAGATAGGGATGCAATAATCTTTTTTCCTGTTTATCATGACACTCCATCAACTACTCCAAATAATATGGCTAATGCTAAAATATTTCCTAATCGTGTTGTTTGGTGGGATAGTGACCATACCATTCCAATCTCTATTCCTCAAACTGACCCTCCATCTGCTTCCAATAATAATGCTGAAAAACTTCTTGATGATGGTATTGTAGTTCATGATATGGCAGCAGAAAATATAACTCTTAACGTATCAACCAGACCTATGAGAAGATTACATGGTTGCTTAAACTATGTACATGAAAGTGCAACACCATTAACTATTTATCAGTTATCAGTTTGTGCTACTCCAATATTGCAGTTTAAACACTATACTGGTCCCGGTTATGATACAAGATGTTGGATTGTAAGTTCAACTGATAGCACTCCTAACTATCCTCTTACTTTAAAAATGGAAAGAGCTAATCTATCAGCAATCGCATTAAGAAAAGGAGCAAGATAATGTCTTATACTTTTACACCTGTTGTTGCTGGAAATCCTATTGATGCTGCTCCACTACAAGAATGTTTTAATAATATACAAGCTTATATAAATGGTGGCGTAGCATCTGGAGATATTGCTGCTGGTACTTTACAAAAGCACCACATTATGAAAGGAACATATCAACCACTTCCAAATACATTTAACTTTGTATCTGGTATTTGTGGTGGACAATCATTTACTTCAGTAGAAGAAAAGCTATCTTGGATGGCTGGTTCTACAACTCAACCAGTAAATGGTAATGCAATAAGAAAATATTATCCAACAACAAGCATGACATTTTATGTTGAAAAGGAATGTATTGCTTTCTTCCAGTTCTTTGCTTGTCCAATCATGTATAACTTTGGATTATCAACTACAGTTGGTAACGAAAGAAGTGGAACTATAAATGTCTATGTTGATGGAACAACTGTCTATGATACAAAAAGCTGGACACATGAAGAGTGGTTTGCTTCTCAACCAGCACAAAGACAAAGAGAGTTATTCTCTGGTCATTATATGACAAAGCTATCCAAGGGCTGGCATAGTATTGGGCTTGAAGGTTATACCGATGGTAATGATATCTTCTTAATAAACTGGGGATTTACATTAGAAACTTGGCATGACAATAGAAGTATTGAAAGTAGCTCTGGTAGCAACGGTAATGGCTAATAAAAAAACTATACTTATTATGAGGGAATAATATGGCGACAGACAATCCATACGATAAAGAACTTAAGAAACAAAGAACTGCTGCTGGTTTACAAGGAGCAGCAACTGGAGCATCACTTGGAGCTTCAGTAGGTTCTGCTGTATATCCCGGTATTGGTACTTTGATAGGTGCTGGTGTTGGTGCTCTTGGTGGCGGCATTATTGGTTCTGCTACTTATAAGGATGACCCACTACAAGTTGCACAGTTAAAAGAGTTAGCTGACTTACAACGCAGACAAGAGCTTGGTATGCTTGGTTTAACTAACGAAGAAAGAGCACAACTTGAAGCAGAATATATTGACCCTATGCGTGCTACTCGTAGAGAACAGCAACTTCAGTTCCAGCAAGCATTACAAGGAGCAGACCTTGGTGCAGGTTCTTATTTCAAATATGGTATTGGACAAGAACAAAGAGTTGCACAAAGCGAACAAAAAGCAAGAGATATTATCGAAACCAAAAATCTTCAAGAGAAGGCAAGAGAAGAAGCTCGTATCATGGAACTGCTTGGTGATGAAAGTAAACGTCAAGCATCTGCAAGAGAAGCTAACCTACAATCTATTGAAGCTTTTGGACAAGTTGCAAATGTTTATGCTGCTGACGCAAAGCAAAGAGCAGAGAATGATGCCTTTGCAGAAGAAGAACAATATTACTTATCAATATTAAATGACGAAACAGCAAGTGCAGATGCTAAAGCAGAGGCCGCTGATAGTTTAGAGTTTAGTAGATATTTCTACGGAGGAAATAAATAATATGGCTATAGCACCAAGAACACCAGTTCCTCCTTTTTCAACTGCTGGAACAGGATATGCTGCCACTTACTTAAAGAAGAAAGCAGAACTTCTTGAAGAAAAAAAGAAGTGGGCAGAGTTAGAACTAAAAGAAAAATATAAAAGTGAAGTTGCTTATCGTACAGAACTTAAGCAAATGTACGAAGATATAGAAAAAGAACAAAATGCTTTACGTAAAGAACGTGAACAGTTTACTCTTAAAAGCAGAGATTTAGAAATCAAAGCAAGAAAAGCTGGTGGAGTTTCTGGTGACGAAAGAACAAAGCTGATTGCTCAAAGACAAGAAGCTGCTTCTGCACTTGCTAAAGTTGGTGCTGAAATCTCTGGTCAAAGAGTAGACCTTGTTACTAAAGCAGAAGGTTTGTTTGATTTACCATCTTCTGTTCAAGACCAAATGAGTAGAGCATTAGCTGATAGCACACTTTATAGTGACGTACAGATTGCTCAAGCTGGTGGTGCTGATGCAGAGGCAGAGATATCAAACTTTATTCAAAGAACTGCTGGATTAGATACTGCCTTCAGCGGTCTAACACAGGAACAAAAGTATAGTGCTGGATTGGACTTATTCCAAAAAACAGCACAAACTGTTATTCAAGCTAAAGGTGGAGCAGCTTTAACTGGACAAGAAGAACAAACCATCAAAGATGAAATCTCTGCAAAATATGGTATTCCTGCTGGAGATATTGATGGAGCTTCTATTGCTGCTCGTAAAAGAGCAAAGACAGATGAATATGTTAGAAAAGCTGGTACTGATACTCAAGCTCTAAAAGATACAATCGCAAAGATTGATGCTATGCTTGCTCCATCTGGACCACTTACAGGAGAAGCTGCTATTGCTGATAGCCTTGCAAACGCTGGTCTTGGAGAAACACTTGATAAAGTTCTTATATCTTCTCTTAAGAACGATGGTGTTATTACAGCAGATGAAGCAGCTTTTGCTGATGATGTTATTAATAAAGCAATCGCAGCAGAGATTGCTCGTTCACCTTACTTAACTGAACCAGAAGTTAGAGCAGTAGTTAATAAAGAGTATGGAACAAATCTTCGTACAGATAGGAATGCTCTTGAGAACTATTACTTCCAGAATGTTAATGAACCAGTTATTCAAACCTACGCAAGAGAAGGCTCATTAGAGACACGCAAAGGCACTCTGGCTGGTCCTCTTCCTACAAGGATAGACCCATCCATGATGGGACCAGAAGCGATTGCAAGACGTACTGGAGAGCTTTATTACCCTGTTAGAAGTCGTAGGGGCTTTGGTGAAACCATGCCTTATTACTCACAGGAAAATGCTACTCGTCGTAGAGCAATAGAACAAGGCATTCCACTTGAAGATGAAGCACTTGCTACTGCTGGTGCTTTAGGTAAACCATTTGCTGCAAGAGGTGGAACGGTTGGAAGACAAGCTCCAGTTCCACCACAGAAAAGATATTCAAAAGCAGATGAAATGTATGAATACATGAAGGCTGTTAGAGTAGCTGCAAAAGAAGGAAGGGTTGATAAAAGAGTATTGAATGATATTGGACAAGAAGCTTATGACCGTATTATGTCTGGTATCAAAGATGGTTCCATTAAACCAGAACAGATTTATGACCAAGTATCTTCTGTAACAACTGCTAATCCAGATATTGTTGCTGCTTATGGTAGTCCAGATTTAGCAAGAAAATCAAAAGAAGATATTCTTTATAATATTGTTGGAACACAATACGAACAGTATTTAGCTGATAAGCCAAGAAAACCAGAAGATACTGGAGTAGATTTGGCATCCGTTGGAGAGGTAAAGCCTTATCCAAGCGAACCAACATATCCACTTGAACCAGAGTTACCAGCAGGTTCAGTTGGTGTTGGAGCAAGATAAAAAACTTTACCTTATTGTAGAGGAACTGTGAATGGCTAAACCATCAGCGATAGATACATCTTACCTTACTCCACAGGAAGTAGAACATTATAAAAGGCTTCAAGCAGAGTTAGGTGATGAATACGCTTACGAATATATTAAAGAAAAAGCAAGCGTAAAACCATCCATTACAAGGCTTGAAGAAAGAGCTGCTGCTACACCAGTACCTACTCCTGTAGCAGTAAAACCTGTTGAGCAAACCTATTCTTTTAATCCAGAAGATGTTGCTGACGAAGAAGGTTTAGCACAATATTCTGGATATGAAACTGAAAGCGAAAGATTAGCAAGACAAGCTGCTGACATAAGAAAAGAGATAGTTGCTGGTGGTAAAGCAGAGATGCCTCCAGAGGCTGCTGGATTGCCTCCTGTTGAGCCAGAAGAAGTTATGCCTACTTATACTGCTGTTGTTCCAGAGAGGGCTAAAAAGGCTCCAGAGAGCGTTGTAGCAGTAGAGAAAACTGAAGGTGAGAAAGCCACAGCTATTAAGGCTACTCGTTTGCAACAAATCAAAGCTTCTTTAAAAGAAGATGAAAAGGCTGCATTTAAAAAAGTTAGACAAGAGTTAATCAATCAAGGTGCTTCCTTTGAAGAAGCCGAAGCAAGAAGCGCACAGATTATTGCTGGAACTATGACAGGTCCAAGAGAGATACTGTCTAATGAACAAATCATGGCTGAAAGCCCAGAGCTTACACCAGATTATTTAGTTAATCCAGAAGCTTATAAATCTGGAGAAGCTGGATTTTTTGAGGCTATGAAGCCAAAGCCATTAATGTCAGCAAGACAAGTAGCTGTTGCTGAAAGTTCCAAGAAACGTGGTGCTGATAATAGAGCTTTGATTGAAGAAGAAGTTAATAAGAACTTTGCTAAAGTTTCTGTCAATACAAAGATTGAAGACCCAGAAGCTTGGAAAGAAAATGAATATCAAAGATTATTATTTAGAGGTTTGGAAGATGTTAGAGTAAATGCTAAAAGAGTTCTAACACAAGCTGCTCAAGCAAAGGGCGAAACTCCAGACGAAAAAGCTATTAAAGAATATGCACAGCAAGTAGCTGACTTATGGTTAGCAGATGTAGACCCAGAGCTTGCCAAGAGCAGAAGCGGAGAAGGTAATGGGTTTATGGGTTCTGGTCCTGCATTAGAATGGGCAACCTCTACTGGTAAAGCATTAAAGTGGAATAGCAAAGATTTCTCATTTGATATTGTTGATAGTGGTAATGTTCCATTTGAAAGAGTTGGTGTTGCAGGATTGCGTACTCTTGGTGGAGCTTTACGAGCAGGATTAAATCCTATTGTTGAAGCATTATCTTATGATGTTGATGATAGTGGAAAACCATTAGATAAAACAGATGTAAACTATAAAGTTTATGCTGCACAAAGAGATGCATTCAAAGCTTTAAATGATGCAGAGCTAAAAGGAGAAAGTGGTGACATAGGTGATTACCTTATGGCATATAATCCTTTTGGATATATATCTTCTATTGAACAATCTAACAAAGATGCAAGAGCACCAGAGCTACGTTCTGGAAGTTATCTAAATGATTTAGCTTTCTCTGTTGCTGTTGGTAGATTTATTGGTGATGATATTTCTTCTTCACCAACTATTAAATCTTATTATGATAAGAATGGAATGTCATATATTCCATTTATTGCTGGTCTTACAGCAGAAATATTACTTCCTGTATCTCCACTAACACTTGCTGGAAAGTCAGTAGGAACTGCTGGTGAAACTTTATCTGCTGCTGGAAGAGTTGCTGGTAAAGCATCAAGATTAGGAAGAATAGGTAAGGCATTAGAAACTGCTGGAGAAACAGTTTCAGCATTAGAAAAGCCAATCTCTACACCAATAAGAAGTACACTATCTACTGTTGGTAATAGAATAGCTTATATTAAAACTGCTGATGCTTTACTTGAAGCTGCTGGAGAAGCAAAGCTTACTGGACCAGAGAAAACTAAAATCTTTTTTAATCCAACAAAAGCAACAGATTATGCTGCTGAATGGTTTGCTGATGGTCTTGCAAGAAAGGTTACTAATGGCGAAGCAATACCACAGATTGCTTTCCCAGAATATAACGCAATACTTTATAAAGCAGAAGCAGCTAACGAACTATACGATACTCTTGTTGCTGGTACAAAAGGTTTACCAGAATGGGGTATTACGCCAGCTTTAAATAGTGAACTATTACAAACAGTTAGACAAGCAGTTAAGGGTGGTATCTTAAGTGATATCTCTAAATCATATGAACTAACTGCTGATGAAATAACACAGTTAGATAGAGCTATTGATGATGGTATTGATGCTATTATTGCAAGAGATAAAACAGCATTAGATAAAGTTAGAAGCTCTGGTATATTTAGTAACACATTAAATGCAATAGGAAAAGCAGATAGCGAAGCTCGTTTAGGAGCAGTTGCTTCTGTTATTCGTCAAGACCTTCCAGCTTTATTTGCAGAAAGTACATTTAATAACTGGACTATGCTTACTCCTACAACCCTTATTACTAATAAGGCTTTTGAGAAGTATGGCGAACAAATCAATAAAGCTACAAAAGAAGTTTTATTTGGTGCAAAAACTGATGAAGAGATAGCACAGCTTATATCTGGTGAAAAAGTTCTTATTGATAATCCATCAAAGATAACAGATATTCTTGAAGGATATGTTGCAAGAACTGGTAAAACTCCAAAGAGAGTTTCACAACTTATTAAGGCTGTTAAAACTGGAGAAGTAACTGTAAATGATTTTAATGAAATAAACGATTTTGTTAAGAGTGAAGTTGCTTATAGAACTATTCCAAGCAAAGTTGCAAAAGGTTTTGCTGGACTACCAGAAGCTATAGCTGATATAAGAACTACAGGATTAGCAACTGAAAGAGCAGCAGTACCTGTTGTTCGTAGAGCTACTGTTGTTAGAGCAATAGAAGATATTACCAGACCTGTCTTTGGTAGAACTTTATCTAAAGGATTGCAGAAATATAAAGTATTAAGAAGTGTTCCATTTGTTGGTAAACAGATACCAAGAATGAATATTGAAGTTTATAATAAAGTTAAAATGCTTCAAGCGAGGATTAATGAACTTCCAGAACAAGTAACTCTTGCTTATCGTACTGCTATCATGGGTGGTAAAAATGCAGGAGAGTTATTCTTGGAAGAACTTGATGCTGCCCTAAATACTGTAGTTAATAAGAAAACTGGTGAAGTTAGAGAATACTTAACTAAAGCAGAAACTGCTAATGAACTTGGCGATTTAATGCGTACTTACTTTTCTATTGAAGAGAAGGGAGAACTATTTAAAGCATTCTATAATACACAGATTGAGAATGTTATTGATGCTCTTGATAAGGGTGGAGCATTTGAAAAGATTGATATTGCTGATGGTAAAACTGCTACTGCTTATAAAGTAACTCCAGAACTTGTAGTTGAAACTATTAAAAGCCTTCGTAAATATAATGCTGCTATAGCTGGTAAAGGTTTATCTACAAAGATATTTAACTTCCCAACAAAAGAAGGCGTTCTTGATATGGAAGCCATTAACTCTATGTTGATTGCTAAAATATTAGATAAGAAGCGTCTTCAGTTAATAGATGCCTTTGGTGAGGATTTAGCAAGAACTAATCCATCACTTATTGCTGGTGCTAAAATAGAAGAGAATGCTGCTACAGTTGTAAAAGAACTTGAAGGCGGTGTAGCACCAGAGCTTTCTATTGATTGGGCAAAAGCAACTTATGATGAAGTATTAGCAAAAGCTATTAGTGAAGGTATGCCAGAAGGTTCAAAGATTGGAGAACCTGCTGTAGAAACTGACGCTGCTGGAAGAAAGTTTGTTACTCGTAAATGGATTACACCAGATGAAGAAACTGGTCTTGATTGGTTTACAGTTGCTGATGAACTACATTCTCCAATCACTAAAGATATTGTTTTAAAGTTTGTTAATAGCCAAGAAAATCTATCAAGAACTGTTGCAGATATTTATCAGCTAACTCTTCGTGAAGCTGCTTCTGTTGGTGAAGTAGATGTATATACACTTAACTCAATCATCACAGAGAAGTTACTTAATGAAATAAATATTGCAGAAAGAACAAGAGAGATTGTTTCTTCTCTTCGTGAAAGTTATCCAAGATTTGATTTTGGTGATGCTGGTCAACTTATAGAAGGAGAAGGCAAAATAAAGTTTGAAGCCTTTACTCCAGAAAAGCAAGGAGAAATACTTGCTGATATAAAACTTGACCCTGCAAAATATACTAATAGCAAAATAGAGCTTGATTATATTAAAGAACTAAAAGCACAGCTAACTGCAAAGCAAGCTCAAAACCTTGTTGAGTTCCAAAAGAAACTTGATGCATGGATTGCTAAAGAGTTAAATCCATCTAATCTTGTTACAAAAGATTGGGAGAGTTTAGAAGAAGCTTGGATATACAGAGAGTATAGAGATTTAACTCGCGGTGCAGGAGTTACAGCAGAAAGCGGTCATACCTTAAGAAGAAGGCTTACAGAATATGCTATGGAAAATCCATCACTTATTGGTTCAAAGCCATTAGATTATGGAACTATAGGATTAAGTAAGAGGCTTGAAACAGCATATGAAAGAATAGCTAAAACAAATGTAACAGAAAATGTTAATGTTACTACTGTTGAAAGAGTTGGTAGTTTAGATGCTCAAATCGAAGGAGCTATTAGAAGCCTTGTTGCTGAAACAACTGAACGTCTTGTTAACGTTTCAGCTAATGATATGATTGATAAGATTGCTGCTACTGGTATTCCTATTAATAGAAGTGGCAAGCTTCCTTATGGTGATGTATTCTTAAAGGCAAAACAACTTGGACCTATCTCCATGCTTGTTGACCCAACTACATATCATATCCTTGACCAAATGACAGGCAATAATGTTTACTTACAAAAAGGTATGGAAGACCTTGCTCTTCGTAATAAGAATGCTGCCGATTGGACTTGGATGCAAATGCTTAAGATTGTTGATGATGTAAGAATGAGAACCGTACAAGGTTTGCTTGGTGGTTATATTGCACCAAATACTCGTTTCTTTGGCGTAAATGACTTTTCTGCTACTCTTATTGCAGCAGTAACAAATCCAACTTATGTAGGTACTGTTACTAAAACTTTATTTAATCCAAAGACAAGTCCATTTACCAGAGGTTTAACTGAAGGTTCAAGAGCAGTAGGAGCACCAAGAACTATTGCTGGTACTACTTTATCTGGAGCGACTATAGGAGCTTTTACTGCTGGTCCAGTTGGTGCTGCAATAGGTGCTGCTGGTGGTGCTGGTATGGGTGCAATCCTATCAAGAGTTTCTTCAAAAGTTGCTTATGGTGCAAGTGACTTTGCTCCAATCATAACTCCATCTGGAAAGATTATAACAAGTAGAGAGTTAGAAGATATTCTTGCAAGAAATATTTGGAGACAAAGCCAAGTATCTTTTGAGTTTAGTGACCGTCTATTAGCAGAAACTGTAGATGCTCTAACTTCAACTGGAACAAAGGGTGACTTTGCAAAATCAACTGCACAACATCTAACAACTCTATCCAGAAATAGAAACTTCTGGAACGCAGTAGCAAGTGAAAGCGATATTAGTTTCCGTCGTTCTGTATTTAAAGAAGCTTTAATAAGAGGTCTAACAGAAACAGAAGCTGCTAATCTTGCAAAGAATACTCTGTTGGATTATTCACAAGTAAGCGAACTGGAAAGAAAGACAGTTGCAAGAGGTATTCTTTTCTATTCCTTCATGAGACAATCTATGGTTGAAGTTCTTGAAGCACTTGCAAGAGAACCATTTGATAATGCTTTAATGAAGAAAGTTATTGTTCAAAAATATGCAGCAGATAAAGCAGCACAAGAGCAAGGAGTTTATCTACAAGATTATCAACGCTCTCGTCTATGGGTTAATATGCTTACAAAGGGAACTCAATATGATGGAAATCAAGTTTTGTTCTTTGGTATTGATGACCCTATGTTATCAAACTTAAATAGCGTTATCTCTGTATTTGGTTTGATGAATGCTTATGAATATACCAATCCAGAAAATCTTCCATCATTTACAAAAGTTGCAGTAGAGTGGGCTGCTGGTAAAAGACCAGAGCTTGACTTTATAAAAGATATGTATGAGACAGAAGGTTCTGGTAAAGATGGTTTTGTTGGAAATGTTCCAGCTACAGATTTGGCTGCACTCTCACAGATGGGTGCCTTTGGTGAAGCTATCACAAGATTTGATTTAAAGCCAATCACCAACGAAGAACTTGATAAGATGAAAAAGAAGTATGGTGGATTGCCACCTTGGTTACAAGGCAAGCCAACTTATAATGGACAATACTGGAAGTTTGGAAGTGAAGAAGGTAAAGAAGCTTTTATAACTTATAAGTATGTAGCTAATATAGCTGGCTTCCAAAGAACTCTTTATGATTGGGCGCAGATAACTGCTAAAGCTCAAGGTGTTAAAAATCCAGAACTTAAACGTTATAAAGATGGTAAGTGGTATCTATATGCTGCTGGTTTGGAAACTCCTATGGAAGCACCAGATTGGATACAGGTACAAAGTCAAATGGTAGAAGCTCAACGTAAAGATTTAGAAGCCTTAAAGAAAGGTGAAATAAAACCAACAAGATATAAGGAGAAATAATCATGCCACTAAAGAAAGGTAAATCAAAGAAGACCATCAGCGAGAACATCGGCAAAATGGTTAAAGAAGGTAGACCAGTTAAACAAGCTGTAGCTATTGCTTATTCTGTTGCAGGTAAAACTGTAAAGAAAGGCTCGAAAAAGAAATAACATTTAATAGAGGGAAACAAGAATGTCTCATACCCAAGCAAAAATAAAAAGAGTTTCAACTGGTGCGATAGCACAGGCTCTTACTAATGCTTATATAAACCCCGGTTTAACGCTTACTATTGCTACATCTGGAACTACTGGTGGTGTTGGTTCTCCATCAAAACCAGCTAATGCTGTATTTCCAATACGTGTTTCAGCAGTTTATTTGAACGTAACAAATATTATTGGTGCTGCAAGCTTATCATTCCGTGCTTGTGAAGATGCTGCTTTAAACTTTGTATTTATTCCAGAAACTACTGCACCTATTACTGCTGGTCTTACAACTGCAACTTCTGGTACTGTAACTATTAAAGTTGAATGTGACTTTGTATTGGATACACAGAATGTTTATATAACAGCAAGAACAAATGCAGGAACCTGTACACTTGTAAGTGCAGATATAGTTTACGAAACACAACTTTATTAGGAGATTATAAATGCCACAAGGTATTACTACAGGCGGAAATGCCTATGCAGATATAACAAGCTTATCCACATCTTATGGTTCTGGATGGTTTGGTGATGGTATAGATGGTGATGTAACAATCAGCAATACTGTTACACTAACAAAAGAAATGTATTATAAAAATCTTACCATTACTTCTACTGGAACTTTAAAGCCAGCAGGGTTTCGTATATTTGTAAGTGGTACTTTAACGATTGCTTCTGGTGGTTCTATCAACGATGATGGAAATGCTCCTAACGTTGGTGTTGGTGGACTTGTTTTAAATGCAAGACAAACACTTGGATTTGCTGGTGGTGCAGGAGGAAATGGTGGTACTGCTGGTGTAGGAGCTGCTGGTGGTGGACCCGGTGGTAACTCCTCATTAAATGCTGCTGGTCTTGCTCCTGTTGGTGGAGCGGGTGGAGCAGGTGGTATTAATGCTGGTGGTATTGCTGGTTCAGCAGCACAACCTGTTCAGCTACAAAGATGGAATGGAACTGCTTGGCAGCAACAGGGAAGATTTAATAACGGTACTGCACAAGGTCTATTTAATGGTGGTGCTGGCGGTGGCGGTGGTGGCTCAAATAATAACTCTGCATTAGGCGGTGGTGGAGGAGGCGGTGCTGGTGGCGTTTGGTTAGCCGCTCGCTATATCTTTAATAGCGGACGTATCTCTGCCAACGGAGCTAACGGTGCTAACGGTTCTGGAACCCTTGGTGATGCTGGTGGCGGTGGAGGTGGAGCAGGAGGATTAGTTTGTGTTGGTACTCAAACTGGTTTAGCTTCGGACCTTGGTGTTATACAAACTCTTGGTGGATTAGGTGGCACAGGATATAACGCTGGTGCTACTGGTGGTAATGGACAACAGGGTTCAACTCTTGTAGTGGTATTAGGATAAAAAATGATAACACAAAAATGGTTGATTGCTGACCCATCAGCAACAGAAGAAGAAATAGAAACACTTGTACAAAGTAATGGGTGTGTTGGTTGGATTGTAGGTATTCCTCCAAGATTATCACAGCTTGCTGAAGAAGAAGCTTGGGTACTTCCACACTTTTGGGAAGAGGTTGTAAGCTAATGGTTGAAGCTTTAGTATCAGCAGCACTTGGTCCATTCGGTGCTCTATCTATTATGATGCTTATCTTGTGGGGTATCTATAAGTTTGCAACTGTTCAAGCTTTCCCACTATTAAAAGAATATGTAGCTAATCAGCAAAAGAATGTTGAAGCTATTCTTGCAGAGCATAAAAAAGATAGAGAAGTATTTGAAGCTACAATAGTTCAGCTAACCAAAAGACAAGATAGAGTTGAAGAAGATATTGAAGATATCAAGACCGATATAAAAGTCATTAAGGAAAGAGGCTAATGTCACTCTACGAAAATATAAATAAAAGAAAGAAAGCTGGAACAAGTAGAAGCAAATCTAAATCTACTATTGACCCAAAGACCTACAAGAAAATGAAGGAGAAGAAAGGTGGCTTCAAGCGAAAAAGCAAGTAAGAAAGTTATTACCAATCCAAAGACAGGCAGAAAGAAAACTGTAAAGTATGGACAGAAGGGAGCAAAGGTAGCCCCCGGTACAAAGAAAGGTGATAGCTATTGTGCTCGTTCTAATGGAATAAAAAAGCGTTTACCTGCATCAAAACGTAATGACCCTAATACACCAAACAACTTATCCAGAAAGAAATGGAAGTGTACAGGTGATAAGTCAAGGAGAAGTTAATGCCTTCTGTTGGTAAGTTTATAAATGAGATAAGATATACTGGAGCACCAGTTACTTTTACTAATGCTTATAACGCAGCAACTCGTATTGATTTACCAATACCTATTGACCCAGTACCTAACTATGGTTTCGTTGGACAGTTGGGAACAATAAAGATTTCTGGTGATGTAAAAGATGTTGCTGCAAAAGATTTATATGTTACTGTATGTTATGACCAAGGTGGTACAGAGATATTCTTTGGAGAAGAGTTGTTAACTATTAGTGATGCAGTTGCTGGTGGTGGATGGGGAACTCATTATGATTATCGTTCTCTTATTTATTCAAGACCAGAAGACCATCCACAAGGAACTGTTTCAATCTTTATGAGAACAAATAATGGAACAGCAAACGTAACAGATGTACACTTTATATGGGAGAGATAATGAATAGCGAAAAGATTATATCCAGCTTACCAATAGGAAAGATATTTAAACTTATAGTTGATTTAATAAAGCTATCAAAGGGTGGCATTTCAAAAGAGGAAGCAATCGTATTACTTGAAGACCTTGCTTCTATTGCAGCAGACGTAGCATCCAAGGTTAAGTAATGCCAAAGTTCTCCAGTAAGTCATTAGATAGATTAGCTGAATGTGAAATACCACTACAGATATTAATGGTTGAAGCAATAAAGAAAGCTGATTTTACAATCTTATGTGGACATAGAAATAAGGAAGAACAGATGAAAGCATTTTTGGCTGGTGCTTCACAAGTAAAATATCCCAACAGCAAACATAATAAATATCCATCACAAGCAGTAGACATAGCGCCTTGGCCTTTGGATTGGAAAGATACTAAACGATTTGTAGAACTATCAAAGATAATAAAAGAAACATGGGATACACTAACAGAAGAGCAAAAGAATGGATGGACTTTAGAATGGGGTGGTGATTGGAAAACTTTTGTTGACTACCCCCATTACCAAATAGTAAAGTAGTATAATAGAATAGAAACCAATAACGGTTTCATAATGTAATAGACATCTTTAATAGCCTCATATCACCAAAATGAATAACCCCTTGGCCGCTAAACCAAGGGGTTATTTTTATTTAAGGAGTTGACTTTTTACATGGCAAGAACTATAACTTTAACTTAACTTGCTGGAGATTATTTTACTGACTTCGCTCCAGCTCTTGTCTTTCTCATTCCAAAATATATTAGCAAAATCTACACACATCTTTTCATGTGATGTAGTTGGACAGTTCCATATGTCTTCCATATATTTCTGGAACTCATTATCTTTAATACGAAGGTCTAATGGTAAGTACCTTCTGTTAGTCCAACCTCTTCTAACTTCACACCAAAGAGGAACGATTGGACCTACTCTAACTGATGGACATTCCAAATCAACAAACTTCTTGATTGGTATTGCCCAACCATTATTAACTTTACCACCATAAACTTTTCCATCACCAGCATTAGCTTTGTGATAGTAGTGTTGAGTTTGTAACCAAGTATGAAATGGTTGTAAATCTATCCAGAGATAAGAACCTAATCCATCAATCCAAAAGAACATTCTATCACAGCCATCATGTACTGCTTCGCTGATTGCTCTTGCTTCAAAGAAGATGTTACCTGTATCTCTGCTTCTGGCATCACGCTTTACTTCTGTGGTATGTTTAACAGCACTATTTACTTTGGTCATAACCATATCTGGTGGATGTAATAACCCAGCGGTTGGTGTTACATCATCAGTTGCTATTGCTTTCCATTCACTACAATAATCATTAATACCATTAACTGTTTCTTGAACTACTCTATTGCTTTGAGCTAAACAAGATTTGAAATGTTCTCCTCTTGTCTTGCTTAATAATCTTTCTGCTTGTGACTTTTTACTTTCTAACATTTTGTTTCTCCTATTACTTTAGTTTTTGTCAAGTGATTAGTTGGCGGACTAATCTCTTTAACTAAAATAAATAGTAGAAACTTTTATAAAATACCTAACTTATTAAAAATATTTTTGCTTTTATTGAGGGAGGTGAGTATGCGATGGGTTTGGGAAAGAGAAGATAACTTAAGAAGGATAGCCGAAGAACAACAGAGGGCGGCTGTTGTATATATATCTTACCTCACCAAGTATGGTAAGTCAATAGCCAAGAGGGATAAAGATAAGCTTTATTTAATCTTCTGGGACTTGGTGATTTCCAAACTACCTGCTAACCCATACCATTTAGATAACTAATAAGGCCACTGGGAAGCGTTATAAGCCACGTTGGATATGCAGGTAGGGGTAAGACAGGGGTAAGCTATTTTGATAGGCTTAAATCGCTTCCTATTGCGTGAGCTGAATAAACCACCCAATCGCCTCACAAAATATATTTTTAAAATATTTAAACTTTTTTTCTGGTCAGCCCCCAAAATCTGGTAATACTTTTATATGGGAGAGGGGGTAGGGGGTGAGGGTGTGAGCGAAGCGAACCAAAGGAAATCCCAACAAGAAAGTTCCAACAAGGGATAGACAAGAAGGAGAAGCTGGGGTATAATATTCCAACAAGAAGATAAACAAGTGGCGGCTGAATATATCTTGTTGGAAATATAAAAATATATTTTAATAAATCTTTCATAAAAAATGCTTTTGCTGAATAACCATACTATTTAGTTATGTAGTAACCGAGAGTTCTTATTATAATATAATATATAATATATATCTTATTAGATTTAAATATTATTAAGATATATAATAAGAAAGAATAAATGATTTAAATATATTTATTCTTTTTTTATTTTAAATATACTTTTCTATTACTTTAATACTATTTATATATAAGAAGATTATAATGGCGGTTATAATATATCTTTAAATAAAAATGTTTTATCTATTAATATTTATGATTAGAATAGGGGAGAGGTAAAGATGATTGGAAGTATGAAGAAGTTTTATGGGATGGTAAATCAACAAAATGTAAGTGATGGATACAAATGGTTTCTTGTAGAAGTACTCAGCCAACATTCAAGTGGATGTTATTATTGTAGGGATATGACAGGAAGAATATTTGAAGCTTGGTTCCATGAACTGGTTGATTTAAATACAGATGAGATTTTGTTGGAAGATATAATGTTTCCTTCTTAATGGAAGATGCATATGAGAAGTTAACAATATTAAATAGGAAGTAAGATATGTCCAGACAACTAAATGAGAAACAGTTATGGTTATTAAGAATGATATTTGAAGAGGGAATAGAAGATGAGATACAAGGATATGCCAAAGATAATGCCACCAACATATCACGGTGGAGAGACAATAAAAGAAAAAGATTACCATCCCGACTTGATAGACAGATTACAGATGGAGCGATTGAAGCAGAGCCAGCAGTACTACAATCTGCTGAACCCACAAGAGGAGATAAAGGAGATGAACCCAGCCGAGATAGAAGAAGTAAAAGGAAGCCTAAAACAACTTGATGATAAGTTTGATAGATTAATCCAGAAGGTAGAAGAATGTAAGGCTACACAAGAAAGAATATCTCAAACAGTTAAAGCTATTATATATGGCGTGCAAGAAATGGAAAACAAGAAATAAAATGAATGAGAAAGATTGGAACATAAAGGTTATATTACAGAAGGATAATAGCTTTATAGAACATGTATTGAACTCCAGATTAGAAGGTAATGAAGAAGATAGAATGATTGACAAACTGGATGGAATAGAAGAAAATAGTAGGGAAGATGCCAGATTTATGCAGTTATTAAAGGAAGCAGAAGAAATAAAAGATAAGTTATCAAGTGAAAGCAGAAGAGTTCTCCAAGCTTACGTTATTTCCAAGGGATACGAAAGCTTATCGCTTATATTAGGATGTTCTACTTCTACAGCATGGAAGAAATGGCAGAAAGTCCTAAAGGAAATAGAGGGTATCAAAAATGAAAAGAAAGAAACCAGAAGTATTAAGTGATGATGAAACTGTTGGAGGTAACCTTGATGGGAATACAGTATCCAGACATACAGTTAGACAGAGATTAGTTCGTAAGACCAGAAGAGCCGCAAGAGAAAGAGATTATAAGAAAACTCTTGACTTCTTCTTGGAACTCTGTATACTTGAAATGGAAGGCAACAAAGCCCTAACAGAAAAGATAACTCCAAGAATAATCATAGAGATTGTTGAAGCTCAAATCCTTATAAAGAAAATGGAATATCTTGACAAGCAGGGTGAAGATGATGATGTAGAAATGAAAGCATTCCAAGACCGCATAGATAGATTGCGAGTTGTCAAGGGTAAAGCGGGATAAGAA